TCCTCATCGATCTCATGCATGATCTCGTCGAGTTCTTCTTCACTCTTAGCGATCTGTTCGGTTACAAAGTAATCAACCAGTGCTTCGATTTCGTGTTCTTCTTTGGCAGCAATTGCCTTACTGATTGTAGCACGACGTTTCTTCAGATACTTATCAGTCTTGTCCTTCTTACCGTCGTTGTTGACATCATCGTCTTCCTGACCTACAGGATCAAGTGCTTCCTCAACACCTTTACCTGCTTTGTATAGAGGTTTACCAGTCAACTTGTTCTTCATACCAGCTTTGTAGTTCTGATATGCTTTAGTGTTACCTTTCTTATCAGCAACAGAGACTTCGTATTCTTCTTTCTGACTTTCTCTTTCGTTTCTCGCGAGAACCTTTGCTTTGATACCAGACTTAATTTCTGGTTTGGACTTAACACCATAGAGTCCAACAGTAGGAGCACTGTAAGTCTTACCATTGAAGGCAATACTTACACCCATATACTCCATACCCTCAGAGATTGTTTCTCCAAAGAGTTCCAGTGCATACTCTAGAGTCTTACCATGTAGAGACTCTTCTAGTTCTTGCACCATGGATTCATGGTCGTCATGATATCTAACAACTCTTTCTACCAGTCTTTGTGCCGCATATAGTGCGGAAGGATCCAGAGAAAGATATGAAGAATACTTATTTAAGTCCATTCTTTTTGCTCGTTTTTTTACTATTTAGTGAGATTGTATTCTTTGTAAAATCAACCACAGGTTGACCTGGAGTCATTGCCATAACAGCATCTCGGTACTCATCCGTACCAATTTCCCAGTGTGTTTTTTCCATAATGTCTTTGATCCAATTACGGAAGACACGATTTTCTTCATCAACTACGATGACATAGTTTGTACCACGGGTGATGATTCTACCAATCACACCTGTATTTAAGTTCTCTACAATGTCATTAACATTGAAAATTTCACCATTACGATACGCTTCACGAAGATTTTCTTCTTCTAGTTTAGGTGCGACTTGCCATGCATGTTCATCAATATTCATTGAACGACGCAACTGCATATAGATTGCTTTTGCTTCTTTCGATGCCATATCTTTTGGTAGACCCTTCTTAAAAGCATCATAATCGTTTTCGATTGCTGCTTTTCTCATCTTAGATGCAGACATTCCTTCTACATCATCAGAGTCAGGATCTCTTTCACCAGCACTTACAACATCTAGTTTACCAAAATTGTATGTCTTCCCATTATACTTGGAAGTCATATTAGTAAACTCTTTCACACGGTCATCACCAACGACAACCTTTACACTATCATATCCCTGTGCATGTAGATTCTTCAGAACATCAAAAATGTTTCTACCGTTTTGCGGATCATTTGCAATGTTAGAAGCATGACTAGGGAACATGTGTTGCATGGCATTCAACTTAGTTCCAAAATCCAGAGGATTCTTTTTAGGATCATTTGAATGACTTGGATAGATCATGTAGTCTGCACCACTAGAATGTGCTTCATCAGCAACTCTATTGATGAGTTTTTCATGTCCAACATGAGGTGGATTGAAACGACCAAAAGTAATGACGACTTCCCCACCGCCCTCATTGCGAGGTACTAGTGGTTCTTCCTCATCACCTTTTTCTTTTTCAGCTTTTGGTTCTTCTGGAGCAGGCTGTTCTTGTCCACCCTTCACTGATTGAAGGCCAGATGCCATCTGTTGCATCGTATCTACATCCGCAGCAGACTGAGGAGGCATCAAAGGAGTTCCGTTCTTTAAACTCTCTTTCTCTTTAGCAGAAAGATTAACTAGTCTCTCACCACCTTCAGCTTTGGCGACAATAGCACCATTCTTATCGGCGTAATAACCTTTACCAGTGTGAACTAAACCTTTCTTTTCAGCTTCCTTGCCAGCCTTGGTACGAGCCTCACCAAAAAAATTGCTAAACGACTTCATCCAAAACCTCAAATGGTTTCTACCATATTATTTATTTGTCCCAATTTTTGTCCACCGTGAAATTCGCAACTGAAAACTCAAGTCTATCAACTAATTTCATAGCACGACCAGATTTAATCGCAACAAATCCCTCTGGTGCGGTAACTTTATATCCATTTCCGTCCTTCAAGAACGTACCAATATCCTTGACCTTCTCTAGTTTGCGGATCACAAGTAGTTTTGCCGCAGTAAGATTCTTGTAAGATGCTGCAGTCATGTAGATAGATCTTTTATTAGCAGCAATAAACTTCAAACCATCATCTTTGACTTTGATCCACTTGTTTTTTGCAGCATCAGTTTTCTTCTTCTGGATCTCAGTGTCCATAAGTTTCTCATAGTAGGCAGCAAAATCACGAACGACATTAGCAACTGGAGGAATACTTCTACCAGCACGAATATAAGTATTGAAAAACTGTTTGAAGATAACGTTGAATGAATAACGATCAGTACCAGCCATTGCATCCAAGAACCTAGATGCTTGTTTCAGTGAACCTTCTGCCTTACTGATAGATGATCTGAAAGTTCTCAGTTCCGACATATTGAAATTTGCAGCACCACTTGCGTCACTGAAGTCGGAAGAGAAAACAGCAATATCATCATGTCCCTGATACGGAGATACATCAACACCAAATCCTGCAGACATCCCCGCCAAAGAAGCACCAGTATAAGTGGTATGGAAAACAATACCAATCTTAGAATTATTAACACGCTTACCAAGTTCTGTATCCAACGGTATTGCATATGTGATAGTGTTCGGTTGAAATACTACACATCGCTTTCCGCCAATGGTAGTGACAGTTTTAGTATTCTCGGTGAATAAAAGATCACCTTGAATTACACCCTCAATATTTAACTTGGAAAGGTATGTTAAACAATCTTTTAGAATTTGGTTAAGACCAGAATTGGGGTAATACTTATCTACAATCTCATTATTGTAACAAACTTTTGGCGATGTCTTTGCAAAAACAGACTTATTACCAACAAAAAATGCATTTGCTACAGGATCTTTTCCACAAATAATAGCAGGAGCGCCGTCCCATTTAGTTGTAACTCTCATTCCACCGTCACCCTGAGAGAGCATGTCCCCCAAAGATCTCAAGAAAGCAACTGCTGCTATACCACCCTGACTCCCGTTGTTCAGGATGTCGTCTTCTAGGTGTTCGAGGTGTGTGTTCTTTGCCATGGCTGTATCCTACCAGACTTTTAGCGGTTTGTCAAGGTCACATAATTTTTAGGTGGAACCCAGCTTGGAAAACTGCGTTCAGAGCCTTTGTATCATTTTTAATAGTGAGAATATCTTTCTCACTCATTCCAAGTAATTGTCTCCTTCTGTCTAATTGAGCTTGTGAGACACCAGCAGCAATACCTTGTGATCCTGCTGCATTATATAAGTTCTCCATAACAATGTCTCTGGAGAACCTATTGACGATTTTATCGATAGCTACTGCAAGTTCAGCTGCACCTATCTTAGTTCCTATCTGTTCAGATCCAGAATACTTATTAGTAAACTGTCCTACATCAGCCCTTGGATTAACTTCTGACATTAGTTCACTTAGGTATGGAACCAATGATTCAATGTTCCTGGATCTAATATATGAAGTAGTACCTAACCATTGTCTAGAACCATTTGCAGGGAACTCATTTCTTATTGGTTCAAATTTTTTATCATTTCTGATTGTTTGCAATTTTTTAATGCCTTGGTCAGATGTATCTCTAATAATAAATTGTTGTATGCCCTGACCAATAGATCCATGTCTGGCAGAACCTCCACTAGCTTCTTCCAACTCTAATCGGAATCCACCTGCTTTAGTTTTCATTTTTGCTTTTAACTTCTTAGTTGAAATTAAAGATTTTTCTTCAAATGTTTTTACTGTAAAATAAATTTGAACATCTAAGTTTGTATTTGATAGTTCTACTTTATCATATTCAACAACTTGAGAAACTTCATCCCTTCCACTATTGACTTCTTTTATTTGAGGCACTCCCGTAGTTCTCTTAAGTGATACAGGATATACCAAACCTTGTTTAAATAACTTGATCAATTGTTTATTGACCAGATTCATATAACTGACACTATAGTTTTCAGTTCTCAAACTTCTTAATTTTTTCGCTTTCTCATTCCACTGAGTCATCAAGCGAATACCCCTATCATTGAAGATCCAAAAGTCAGCTGGATTCCATTTATCTTCACCAATACTTTTAGACAATCCAACATAATCTTTTACAGTACCACTAATTAATCTATATGTAAAATATGGATTAAATGTATTAGGGATTGCTGATGGTCTAGCAAGATAGTAAGAACTATTTACAGTTGAATATTTTCTTTTAAAAGTTTTTACTTGAGATCTTAATACTTCGTCCCAACCATGATCCTTCAAGAAGGAATACATGGTTCCAATTCTAGAGTTAATATCTTTAACATCATTATATTGATACTTCAACATTTTTGGAACGCCACTGTATGTTTCACACAGAGATTTAAATGTAGATATATCTTTAACGGTTGACCATACCTCTAAACTGTAATCATCTAAATGACCATTAACCAATAATGAATAGTAAAAACAGAAACCAATTTCACTAAGAACTTCTGTTACTTTACCACCAACACTAGCACCTCCAGAAGAAGTAGATCCTTGTCCACCAAACTCTGATGTCTTTGCAAGTGTTCCAAAAGCTTTTGTAGCTGGTCCTACTTTTAATTTGAGAGTAAGTTTATCATTATTATCAAAAACAACTTTTAAAGTTTCACAATCATTTTTTGTATAAGTTACTCCAGAACCACTTCCTACAATAATACCATCCAACTTTGATGAACTACCATCAATAAAAACAAACTCCTCTCCCTTCTTAAATTTATCAAGAAAGACATCAGTCCTACCAGCTCTTCTTTTAAGAGTGCTGTAAGTTAATTTTCCTAGTGCTTCAGCCATTAAAAAAGAGGGTCCTTACCCTCTTATTTAGATTGCTTTTCTTCCTTTACTTTTTGAAAGTACAGTTTATAATACCTCTTTTTCATCTCTTCCAGAGTGTCCATATCTTCCTTGAATCCCATATATTTGAGATTCTGATATGTGCCCTCCATGTCAGATATTAACAATAAGATATGAGTAGGTGTTATTTCTCGACCACCAAATTCATATCTTTTATATCTGTCATCGTTATCTACCACTGGATATTCCTCATCGAAAGTTCCGTCTAAAATAGAAGCAGCTAGTGCCCAAGCATTCATAGTTTTTTCTTCCTATCTAAAACTTCAATAGTTTTAAATTGACCCAATGATTTCTTCTCCAACCAACAACCAACTGCTGAATCCCAACTATCAAACTTATATGATTTGCCTTTGAATACAACTTTGTAGATGTGGCGATCGTATGATTTGTTAGAGGTTTGTCTGAAGTATCTAGGATCAGTAGGTTCAATTAGTGCTGTCATCTTTGTCTTTTTTATTGAAACCAAATGGGTCACGACTATCTTCAAGTTTTAGTTTTAATGCAACTGCACCGAGTGTTTCCAAAACTTTGATAATCTCTTCGGGTTTTGCATCTTCACCAAGTTCTTTGGCAACATACCAATACTTAGGCCAGAACTCTTCACCTGCCTTTTGATAATCTTCGAGTGTTAGGACTTTCATTTACCAACTCCATAATCAGGTGCTTTTGATTCTAACTCACTAATTTTACTAGCGTGAAGTTTTTTGAGTGCTTCCTTAAGTTCGGGAGTTTCTTCCCACTCCCATTCCTGTTGATGCTTGTTCTTAAATGATTTTTTAGTCATTAGTATTTTTGCGGATGTGTAATAATGTCACCACGATCAATATCAACGTGACCCTCTACAATTTTTACTTTATAGATTGTATTCTGTGCAGTCTTTCTTGCAAAGTACAGATCAATACGTTTCTTGAGATAGTATAGGGCAACCAGAACAATAATAAACTGAATACCTTCTTCCCAACTCATGTTCCAGGCATCTACCAGGTCAAGTTGTGCTTGTCCAAAGTACATCATACGTCACCTTCCTGACGGTTCTCAGAGAAGTGAACATCAAACTCACCACCTGGATAACGTGCTTTAAGTTTATCTACATTCATCTCAATGATTTCATCAATACTAACATTCAGTGCCATACATGCTTGTGCAATGTACCACATCATGTCACCCAGTTCACGTTTCATGTGGAACATGTTTTCTTCATTGACAGGTTTACCCTGGAAAACAATCTTCTTTACAATCTCAGTGAATTCACCAGCTTCGGCACACGCACCAACTGCAGCAGTAAGCAATCTTTCAGCATGAAAGTCTTGCCCCTGAAGTTCTTGAATGCGATAGATAAACGCTTCATGATCTTTACTCTGGATTGAAGTGACAGCATCTACAAATTCAAGATAAGCGTCAGTGTTTACAGTCATACTTTAAAACCTTCAAAATTACGGATTTTGTTGTCCAGTTCAACCAGATCTTCTTTACCAGAATCAATGATGTTTCCCTGGGCACTCGCTTCTACATTATACAACCTCATCTTTGCTCTGTCAATACCCACAACAAATCTCTTGTTCATATTAAGATCATTGTATCTATTCTTCAATTGTTTGACCATGATCTGATTCATTTCTTCTAGTTCCTCCGTAGAGATTAGAGCGAACATAAGATCAGCGGTAGCAGGCAAACCAAAGGATTCACTAGTATCAGTGATCTCTACATCAGAATTACCATATCCAGAACGTGTTGTCTGTGTTGCAGATACAATAGGAACATTGCATTTTACAGCAAGACCACGAAGTTCTTCTGCAATTGCTTTAACAAATGTGTAAGAGTTTACAATAGTACCTTTGAATCTACTGGATGCACAGATGTTCAGATAGTCAACAAAAATAATATCTGGTGCAAAACCTTTCTTCAGGGACAGTTCATTGAGTAGAGATTCAAAGTGTCCTGAATGAGCACTAGCGGTTGGATACTCTTTGATGATAAGAGTTCCCTGTGTTTTCTTTGCAATCTTATCCACTTTAGTTTCAAACAATTGCTTTGGTAGATCAATCAAATCTTTGATGTTTACATTCAAGAGATTGGAGTCGATGCGTTCAGCAATCTTCTCTTCAGACATCTCCAACGTGATATACAAAACATTCTTGCCTTGACTAAGGGCGGCAGCAGCACAATGACACATGAACAAAGACTTACCCACACCAGTCCCTGCAAGAGCAATATTGAGAGTCTTGTTAGGAAGACCACCTTTTGTGATACGGTTGAAGAAATCCAAATCGAATGGAATTTTGTCTTCCTGCCGATGGTAGAATTCAAATCGTTCTTCAAAGTCTTGAAGATAGTCGTGACCGATGTGATCATCGAATGATACTCCCAATGCTTCGGATAGAATAGATGGAATAGCATCACGATTCTTAGTCTTATCGCGACCATCTGCGATCTTGACAGACTCAATTAGAGCAAGATAAACTGCTCTTTCTTTACACCACTTCTCTGTGGTGTCAAGTAACCACTGTGGATCAGTCTTCTCTAGTCGAAGACCATCCAACATAGTGACAGATTCTTTGAAAATCTCTTCAGAGATATCCTTTCTTTTTTCCAATTCAATCTTGAGTATGCTGTTGTTTGGAATACCATCATACTCATTCATGTAGTTCTGGACTTCCTCAAAGATAATTTTCTCACTGAGGTTTTCAAAATAAACATCTTTGAGGAAAGGCAGAACCTTCCTCAGATATTTTTCATCATGGATAAGGTGACACAGAATCTTGGATTCAATCTTCATACTCACTCAAAGCTACCGTAACTATACTCTCTTTGTGCTGCTTCGTCAAGGGCTTGCATCACTTCAGGTGTAAAGTACTTCTCTGGATCAGCAAGAATAGACTTGGGATATACACTGGTTTCACCAATCTTGTAGCGGTTACCTGATTTCTCAAAGACCCCATACTTCTCACCAAGTTCTAACAGTCCATAGTAACGATCTAGTCCACGTTCATCATAGAACAAACGTGTAGCAACCATAGAATTCTCTTTGGTAAATCGAGACTTGAATGCTTTACATTTGATGATGTTACCTACAACTTCAGTACCATCTTTCTCTTTAGATTTTGACAGATAGATGATAGTAGATGCAGCATATTTGAGACCAGAACCACCACCCATTTCTTTCTGTGGCATATACGAACCAACAACATCATATGTGTGGTTAGTAACGATCAAAGGAATACCTGCTTGACCCAGTTTGAGAGACAGGATCCTGAAGATAGACTTGACCACTTGGGCACGGGTCATATCACGGGTCTCCTTACCCGCAGAAGCGTCCTCAACCTCCTTTGTAGTGGATAGCATACCAAGAGAGTCTAGGATGAACATCAGGGGTGGGCGGTCCTTCTTCTTGAGTTTGGTGTACTCATCCACAACCTTGATAGCCTGCGTCCTGAATTCTTGTACTGTGGTGACAGGAACAAGACCCAAACGTTTTACATCAATACCACGTTCCGAAAGCATCGACTTAGTGATAGCAGATTCAGACTCAAAGTAAATTACCTGACCATTAGGATTCTGTGTCAGGAAGTTCTTTACAATTGAGAGTGCGAAGAATGTTTTACCTGTGCTGGATTCTCCTGCAAGAGCAGTGATTTTGTTTGATGGGAGACCACCAAAAATACTACCAGAGACAAGAGCATTGAATATGTAAGCGCCAGTGTCCACAAACGTATCACAATCTCCCGCGGCGATGCCGTCGTCGGCAACGGATGCAAATTCATTGTCTAACTCCGAAATAACAGTTTTTAAAAATGACATAGTTTCTATACAAAAAATGCTTCAAGTGTTCCTTTCTTTTCGACTTGCCAACCAATAGTTTCAACAACGTTTCTCAGAGGTTCCAAGAAACTTTTACTGAACTGTAGATCGTAATCGATGTATTTCTCCAAGTTAAATTCTTTCGGCATCGCCTGGAGATATGCGATAACGTTTTCCCCAATCGGATTTGGTTTCTTTAGATAACAGAATTTAATTTTTTCACCTTCCTGAATCATGGGATACTTCTGATCCAGTTTCATCTTTTTGACATGATGATTATATAGGATTGCACCACGAACGTGGATTGGAGTTCCCTTGGCATACAAGTCGGAACTAGACTTGTACTTAGACAATCCATTCAAACCTCTAGGAAAAGAAATTTCAGCGATGTCTCTCTTCCTAGTTTCTTTTTTGACATCATCAATAAATTGTATCAACTCATCATTTGATTTGTTGATGATAATCTTGAAAGCTTTCTTCAGTTTGTCACGATAAAATGCAGGTGTGGAAGATCTGGCGGTTTCAAGACCCATGATCTTCATCTTGGGTTCTTCATAACGAACACCTTCACTATCCCACACGTTGAGAATGTATCGTTTCTTCGCAGTCCAGATGGCACGATCAGCGATATTCTCACGTTTCATACTCATCTTTTGTTCGTACGCCGAAACATAGTTCGCAAGTTCCTGATAAGAGGACTCGATGAATGGTTCCAACTTTTCTTGACAGATCTTGTCAAGTATCCCCACAATTGCTGTTTTATCGTCAGACTTATTACTAAAAAATTTAGTAACAAGAGGTCCGAGATTAAGATAAATCGAATCAGTGTCTGATGCGATGACATAATCCACATCCTCAGTTTTTAATAGTGTATTTAGATACACATTCATCTTGTTCTCAATCCAACGGATTGATACCTGACCAGACAAAGTGATTGCTTCTGCGTTTGCAAGTTTGAAATACCTGAAGTATTCGTTACCGATGGCACCATAAGCAGAGTTCAGAGAAATCTTCTTCGCCATCTGCACATTGTTGCAACGTGCAATCTCTTTTTCTAGTTCTTTTGTTGGTTTGTGTTCGTATGCTTGCTTTGCGGCAAGCATTCGTTTCTTGAATACAACACGATCATTATACATCTGAGACATAAGTTTGGGGAGGAATCCCTGAATCTTAGTCTCATACTGGGCACCGTTTGCACATACAGCATAGGGACCAGGAATGATACACTGTTTACTCAGTATCTTATCGACCGTAACTGAATCGTGTCGAGTATCTTGTAACGTCTCGGGAGAGATGTTGTACTGCATAATAAGATGGGGATACAAACTATTGAGATCAAAAGAGACCACCCAATCATAACTCCCAGGAATCGGTTCTTTGACATAAGCACCAGCATATGCAGAATCTTTGTTGTGATTAGTTTTTTGAGGAACAACAATATTGTCCTTCCTTAAAAAGTTGAAAATGATATTGTCCCACGTCTTTACCTGAGAATAAACATCCTCATAGTTTTGACGTGCATCATAAGCCATAGTCAAACATAATTCAATCAATCGCATCTTGTCTTCCATACGGTCAACAAGTTCTACGTCATGAATGTTGTAATCAATAAACTTCTGCCAGTTACCTGTGTAGAAGTCTCGGAATGTATCAAACTCCGAGTGATCTAGTTTCTGTTCACCAAGTTCAACCATAGCAATATGATCGAGTCGATAAGACTCTTGATTACTATAGGTAAACTTCCTGTATAAATCAAGATAGTCAAGACAAGAAACACCCGCAAGATTGTAAGCAAGATTCTTACGACCTTGAATATAAATTTCTCTCTCCTGGACTAGATTCCATGGAGATAGAGATTTTTTATACTTCTCTCCTAGGATGCGATCAATTCTACGAGCAAGATATGGAATATCATAAAGATATACATTCCAACCAGTAATAACATCAGGTGTGTTCTGCACCCAATAGTCAAGAAACTTTAGTAGAAGATCTTTCTCATTGTCGCAACAAATATACTTTACATCTTCTCTTTTGTTATCATACTCACGAACACCCCAAGTGATCAATTGCTTAGAATTGAAATCTTTGATTGTGATACAAAGAACTTTCTCAGCAACATTTTCAACATCGGGGAACCCATTCTCTGCTTGAACCTCAATATCAAGAGACATGATATTCATCACAGACATATCAAACTTCATCTCTTCTTGTGGATTTTTGTCCGAGATATATTGATACAGAAATCTTTCATATCCAAAGACATCAAAGTCTTCGACACCCTCATACCGTTTCATGAAGTCTCTTGCCTCACGAACGGATTCAAATTTGATTGGTTTTACATACTTACCATCCAGCGTTTTATGTTTCGTTTCTTTGTTAGCAGTCACGAACAAAGTCGGAGAGAATGAATCTCTGTGAATTACACGTTCCCCATATTCATATCCACGGTAAAGGATAGTGTTTCCGACAAGTTGGACGTTAGTATAAAACTTCATGAAGGGATTTTCTTTACGATCTCGGGGTGTGGTTCGGATATTGTAAGGATTCTATCAGCATAGATAAGTGCTTCGCGTTCTGAACTGTACTCAGGCCACTCACTAAGTTCACCATCAAGAATCTGATAACAGTTCTTGAGATAACAAGATGGTTCCTCTTCCAGTTCCTCCACATCAGCGATGATGTGAGTTCCATTTGTGAACTGTATTACTTTTAGGTTCATAGGCATAGAGGTAGATGGGTCCATTATAAAAGACCCCCCGACAAATGTCAAGGGGTCTTTTGCTGGCATGCAGGAGGTTCAAAATTATTTAGACTTCTCCTGATGGCCATATTCAATCACATATTTCTTGTGTTGAGATCTTAGGTCACTACATTCATAGTGCTTCAGTTTTCCGCCAAGTTGATCAGCGATAATTCTCAAAAGTTTTTCTGTGTCACTCATTATGTTTTTTTGTAAAGGGTTCCCAGTGTTCCCAACCATATTTATGAACCAGATCCATTCCTATAATAGGAACTACAATTAGTATTAGTGATAGGAAACCTAATGACCATGGTGTTTCCATGGTATGCCTAACAAATAGTTGAATAAAATTCATTAGTCGAAAACAGGTATAATTTTTTTACGAATGTTTTCAAGATGCTCGGGAGCATTACCATAATAACCCAAATGCATATAAACACAGTCGATGTATTTTAAATCTTCACGATCTGTATTAAATGTAAAATAATCACAATACTCATATACTTCTGGTGGTGCTTCAATCAAATTCCTTCACCTATGTAAACGTCGGGTTCTTCGTCATCATCGATATATTCTACCATGCGAAGTTGTTTAATGCGTTCTCTTAATTGTTTTTTCATTTCTTTTTGTTCTTGCATTTCCTCATCATTAAGAGGACCCCTACGTTTATGCAAACTCATGCTGGATAATCCCAACTCGTAATTTCATCTACTTGTTTCCAAGGTCCCCATCCGCCAACATAGACAAAAGGAGTAGTACGAATGGGACAATCGTCACCAGTACAGAGAAGATCATCAACGATTCGCCAGGATTCCATAACTTCTTCAGAATGAACAAAGTTTGATTGATTTCCATTTATGGCGTCGTAAAGAAGTTTTTCGTATCCATCGATGGCTCGTTCTTGTGGATAGTCGTGGGTAAGGGTGGCGAGTTCCAGTTTGTCGTTGAGACCAGGGGACTTAATATCCATGCGAATATCGAGATGTGGATTAGGTTGTAAACGCATAACAATCCTATCGTTGACTTCCCCTTCATACAATTTAAGCGGTGGTGCTTTGAGTTTGATTACTACCTCTACACATTGGTATGGTAGTTTTTTACCAGTCATTACGCGAAAAGGAACTCCCTCCCAACGCCAGTTATCACAGTATAAAGTACCAGCAACAAAGGTAGGAGTGTTACTATTAGAATCAACGCCCTCTTCAGATTTGTATGAGTCATATTGTCCAAGAATAGTATCTGATCCTAAGCGAGTTGCGGCAAGAACTTTTGTTTTTTCACGACGAACTTCTGTTGCATTCATCTTGCATGGAGGTTCCATAGCAACCAGAGAAAAAACTTGCAAGATGTGGTTTTGCAACATGTCACGAACTGCACCAGCAGTATCATAATATTGAGACCTACCTTCACAACCTAAAGTTTCTGAAGCATAGATCTGAACCTCTTCTATGTAATTACGGTTCCATAGAGGTTCCAACAGAATGTTGCTAAACCTAGTAGCGAGAATGTTATTAACAGTATCTTTACCAAGATAATGGTCAATGCGATAAACTTGCTTCTCGCGTAGATGTCTAGCAACCACTGACTGTAGATGATGAGCAGATTGATAATCACGTCCAAAGGGTTTTTCGATAACCAACCTGGAGTGGTCGGGGTCGTCGAGACATCCTGCTTCTTTGAGATTGATGATAGCATTCTCATAGCGTTCTGGCGGTACGGACAAGAAATACGTCATGTCATCAATGTATTCTGGTAAATGTTTTAATGTTTCAACATTGTCCAGATCAACACATTGATAATCTAAATGATGTAAAAAATCATCTGGATATTCACCAAGAGATTCTTTCCACATTGATGGTGTAGGATCTCTCCTGGCAGAACCAGTAATTAAAAAATTCTCTGGCAAAAGTTCTTTTTGCCAGAGTTTATATAATGCAGGAATTAATTTTCGTTTGCATAGATCTCCAGTTGCACCGAAGATTACTATACCTTTAGTGAGCGGTTCCATTTCCTTTGTAGTCCTCCGACTCGTAGTAGACATTTTCACCTTTTCGTAGCCCGAAATATAACGTGGCCAGTACAAACGGTATGGCCAACAATTTGAGTGCTTCACCTAACATTGTGTCCTCCGAACATGTATCTCATTCCATTGAGTACACGGTTTGCAAATGTACCTAATCTTCGAGAGTTGAACCTCTCAAATAATGCAGCACTAAGGACAGGAGTGGGAACCCCAAGATCCACAGCAGTGTGAAGAGTCCAACGACCTTCACCACTGTCGCTAACTCCTCCATCATATCCGCCAAGTTCGTGATCGCTCCGTAGTACATCAGCGGCAAGATCAAGTAACCAGCTACCAACAACGCTACCACGAC